TTGTATGTCAAGAACAAAATCTTACCAAACACCAATATCATACATTATTAGGTGAAGCTAAAATGATATTTAGTGCTAGTTTACAGGAAACATTAGGTATAAGTTGTTATGAAGGTGTTATACTGAATGCCATCCCCTTTGTTCCAGATCGCTTGAGTTATACAGAAATGTATTTTGACGATTTTAAATATCCGTCTGAGTGTACAGAAGACTGGGAACGTTATAGAACACATCGTCAAAAATTATGTTATGCAATTATTCAACATATGGATAAGTACTCTGCGAGATTAAAATTATTAGAACAACAAAAGGAACAATTAAGTGAACGATATTTCTCAGCCAAACCATTATTCAACAACCTTAGCTAGTCCCTCGGTCAATACTACAACATTAACTATAAGTTCTAGTTACGACTATTCATTGAATAATATGAATAACCAACCGCCCACATTGACCACTGACCAAATTCAATTAATTGATTTAAACAAAATTTATGAGCTTGACAATTTTCAAATCCAACCATTACTATCTACTACTGGTCAGTTATCGCATATAACTCCTCTTCAAACAAACTTTCAAACAAACTTTAATCTAGACCCAAGCGGTTATACATTTAATAATAAGGAGTTTGTTAATACGTGGCCTTCTTGGAATAAAATCAAGGATATGACCATCAAGTACCCTGCTCTTAAGAAGGCATTAGAAAACTTGTCAACTATATACACTATGGTGAAGGATGATTATGATAATCCAACTCCTAAAAAATAAGTTCTTAAACTTACTTGATGCTGTAGGACGTAAGCGTATTATACTAGATAGAGTGAGTAAGGATCCATATTTAGAACGCTACTATATATTTCTTAAAGATCGTAAGTGGTTTCCATTTAATTTATTCATACACAAGTTTCTTAAGAGTGATCCAGATGATTTACACGATCATCCTTGGCCCTACGCTACTCTAATTCTTAAAGGTGGATATTGGGAGTGGATACCTTTGTTTGATGAAGAAGGAAAAAAAATTAATGAAGTAAGATATTGGCGTGGTGCAGGACACTTTCGTATCAGTAAAGCCTCCAGTTATCATCGTATTGAATTAGATCCCTATGTAGTTTGTTGGACCCTATTTATGCCAGGCCCACAGCATAAAGAATGGGGATTTTTAGTACATAACAAATGGATATCTAATGAACAATATCTACAACAACGCAAACTACAAAATACATTATCATAATTACTAATTTACTAAAGTAATATAAAAAATAAGTAGTATCTAGCGATAACAATGTTATCCTTAAAAAGGTTAAAAAATGAGTGACAGAGAACAAAAAATAAAACGAATGAAAGAATTAATCGAACCTATTGACAAAACTGTTTTAATGTGCGATAATACTAATTATTTGGCTTATGTTGGCTAGTTGTATGATGGTAATGCTAAGGAAATTTATGACAACTACTTAGATATAGCTAATCGTAAAAAAATGTTTAGAGAATACTTGTGACTGATTTAGAAAAGGCACTCCATGAAAAAACAGCACCGTGGACAGAAATCGAATATAGAACCCTCCAATTTTGGGTATTTAGAGATGCGTACCCCGTTACCCAAGGGCATTTGCTATTTGTGCCTACCAGCAGAACATCGGACGCTCTATTTGAATGCTACAAAGGAGCATACAAATTCGGATATGATGGTGTCCAAAATGGCAACTGGGAAGGATTTAACATTGGTCAAAACATTGGGGAGGTTGCTGGTCAAACAGTAACGTATCCTCACGTACATATGATACCACGTCGTAAAGGAGATATGCTAGATCCTAGAGGTGGTGTAAGACATGTTATCCCAGAAAAGGGTAACTATAAAAAAGTCAAAGAGCAGTCTATAATAAAAAGTGTAAACTGATCATGGAAACTATATTAATGAATAAAAAACTGATAAATGATACGCCATATTATACTAGTCATGAAGGTGCATCGTTATATAAGAATAAAACTTTAAGTCAGGTACTAAGAAAAAAAATGCAGGATGATGGCAAAAGATTTTTTGCTGGAGATAATATTAATGAATATATTGTTGAATCTGATAAGGAACTTCTTATAGAAGAAGCAACCAAAGCATTTGAAAATGTATTAGATGTTTTACTAATTGATCGTCAAAATGATCCAAATAGTAAAGGCACAGCACGCCGTCTTGCCAAAATGTATTTTAACGAAATAATGGCAGGTAGATATGATTCAAGACCAGATGTTACAAGTTTTCCTAATGAAGGTGATGATTCCTACAAGGGTATGCTGGTAGTGCGTAGTGAATTACGTAGTATGTGTAGTCATCATCATCAACCTGTAAATGGAGTAGCATATATTGGAATTATTCCTAATGGTCGTGTTATAGGCCTAAGTAAGTATACTCGTATAGCACAATGGTGTGCCCGTAGAGGAACACTACAGGAAGAACTATGCAATCTTATTGCCCGTGAAATTGAAAAGGCTACAGGTAGTCCAAATGTGGGTGTTTATATACAGGCCACACATGGATGCTGTGAAAATAGAGGTGTTATGGCACATAGTAGTCTTACACAAACCACAGTACTAAAAGGTGCTTTTAACACAGACATGGGAACTAAAAAAGAATTTTTCGATAATATTAAACTTCAACAGGACTTTGCCCCAAGATGAGACAAGAACTTTTATTAGCGTTACAACAATATTTTAATAGTCATATTAATAAACATCGTATGAATGTCGAAGTAATGTTAAACAATCCTATGGCTATACATGAACATACAGATATTATGGCGGCACTAGAAAAGGAAATTCATACTATGTCAGAATTTAAGGATAAATTAGAAGTACTTGAAGCATACTTTAAAGAAAAGGAGTTTTACCATGACACAAAATGAAAAACCTAAAGGTACTTGTGGCTGCGGACGTAGTCCGACTGGAAATTGTATTGGTTGGCACAATCTTACTGAAGCACAATACCAAGCTAAACTTGCTGAACATAATGCTAAACAGAATAGTCAACAGCCACAAAAATGAGATGGCTTAAACACAAAAGATTTTGGTGAACGTGTTAGTAAAATTGCCACCTTAGAAGTTATGAAATCATGAGCAAACTTAAAATAAGTGAATTATTTTATAGTATACAAGGTGAAGGTAGGTTTATGGGTGTGCCCAGTGTGTTTTTACGCACATTTGGCTGCAACTTTACCTGTGATGGATTTGGTATGCCACGTGGGGAACGTAGCACAGAACGTGACCAAGCAGCAGATCGTATCATTGAGTTTAAAACTTATAAGGACTTGCCCCTTGTACATACTGGCTGTGACAGTTATGCCAGTTGGGATCCAAGGTTTAAAGACTTTAGTCCTATATTAGACACTGCAAGCATAGCACAAAACATTATGGACTTACTGCCCTTTAAACGATGGACCAGAGAACATCTTGTTATTACTGGTGGTGAACCTTTGTTAGGTTGGCAACGTAGTTATCCTGACCTATTAGAACATGCGTTAATGCAGCCTTTGAAACAACTAACTTTTGAAACAAATGGTACTCAAAAACTTACATCTGATTTTAAAAAGTATTTAGGCGAATGGGCTAACAGTGATGACAGAGAAATTACATTCAGTGTCAGTGCTAAACTACCCAGCAGCGGTGAGAAGTGGGAAGAGGCTATATTACCTGAAGTGGTATATGAGTACGCACAGGTTGGCCATGTGTACTTAAAGTTTGTTGTAGCCACTGAGGAAGACGCCAAGGATGCCCTAACAGCAAGCCTACAATATAGAAAAGCTGGCTTTAACGGTGATATCTATTTGATGCCTGTAGGTGGTGTAGAAAGTGTATATACTATGAACAATCGTAAAGTAGCTGAACTTGCTATGCAGTGTGGTGTACGCTATAGTGATCGGCTACAAGTGCCTTTGTTTAAAAATGAATGGGGAACCTGATGAAAAAAACATTGTTGGATATATATTTAAATGATCTTACTCTACACAGTGACAAGTATTTGTCATATTTTTCAGTTTATGAACATTTTTTTGAAAAGTATAGAAATAAAGAATTAACTTTTGTAGAAGTTGGTGTACAAGGTGGTGGTAGTTTGGAAATGTGGTATAAGTATTTTGGTGATAAATCACGTATTATAGGCATTGATGTAGACGATCATGTTATAAATCATAAAAGTGAAGGCACTAATATTATTATTGGTAATCAAGGTGATGAAGGATTTTGGAAAGCTATACTTCCAACTATTGGTAATATTGATATATTCTTAGATGATGGCAGTCATCAGGTTGGTCATCAAATTTTAACTTTTATCAAAGTATGGCCATATATTAAAAATGGTGGTATTTATATGTGTGAGGATACACATACCAGTTATTTTTTAGATTGGGGTAATGGATTATTAGCAGGTAACACATATTTAGAATTCGTCAAAAAACTTACTGATGTTATTAATAAAGATCATTGGCAGGGTTTTATCACAGTAGAAAGTGACTTTTTAAGAAAAAACTTTGCAGATATTGCAAGTATAACTTTTAATAACAGTATTGTTACTATTATTAAAGGACAACCTAAATGGATTAGACCTAATCCTTATCCTGGACATCAAGTTGTAGAGCTACCTGAATAAATGAATATACTTGTTTTAGGATGTGGTAAAAAGGAAAGACCTGGGAATCCTAGTGATAATATTGTTACTATAGATATAAATGAAAATGTAGGAGCTGATTATATACATAATTTAGATGTTTATCCTTGGCCAGTTGAAGAAAATTATTTTGATATTATATGGTTAGATAATGTTTTAGAACATTTAGACAATATTATTAAAGCTATGCAGGAGATACATAGGGTAGCTAAGCCAAATGCTCATGTTACTATTATTGTTCCATACTTTAGAAGTATATGGGCTAGTTTAGATCCTACTCATAGACACTTTTTCACTGTTGATACTTTAAGCTATTTTATTGATGGACATGTATATAATGAAAAATATGCTTATAGTAATGTAAAGTTTAAACTATTGAATAGAGAATTTAACAAGTACATAGATAAAAGTTGGTTTAGACGTTTGGTATTACCTTGGGCTAATAAGAATGCAAATTTTTATGAAACTAACTTTAGTCATTTATACCCTATGGAAGACATAACTTACGAATTAGAAGTATTAAAATGAAAAAAATATTAAGAAAATTATTTGGCATTGATGAAATGGAACGTACCATTGCTGAAACGAAAGAAAGAATAGCTGAAGCTGAAAAAGTTAAAGCAGAGGCAGAAGCTGCTGCTCAAAAAGCCTTGAAAGAAGCAGATGAATCCAAACTTACAGCTAAAGAACGTGCAACACTTCGTAATGAACCTTGGATTAGTGTATTAGACACTCATGTAAATAAGGATAATATTAGGAATGGCTTTTTTGAACTTGACTGGAACATGCATTTTATAGTACAATTACGTGATGCTGGGTATGGTACTGAAAATGATAAGGAAGAAGAAATAGTTGATCGCTGGTTTAGAGATATTGTACGTAATATTTTAGCTGAAGAAGGACAGGATATTACCAGAGGCGCAGGGTTTATTAACGTAATCAAGCTTAAAGAAAATAAATCAGAGGTAAAATGACCTACATTTTAATTGATACTGCTAATACTTTCTTCCGTAGTCGCCATGTAATTAATGGCAGTGCTGATATAAAATTAGGTATGGCATTTCATATAACTTTAAATAGTATTAAAAAAGCTTGGCAAGACTTTAATGGAACTCATCTTGTGTTTTGTTTAGAGGGCCGTAGTTGGCGTAAAGACTATTATGAACCTTACAAACGTAATCGTGCTGAGGCACGTGCTGCCGCTACAGAACGTGAACAAGAAGAAGATCGCATCTTTTGGGAAGCTTTTGACACTTTTAAGGAATTTTTAATTGAAAAAACCAATTGTACAGTTCTTCAACATCCCAATCTTGAGGCTGACGATCTTCTTGCTGGTTTTATTCAAACTCATAATAATAGTGATCATGTCATCATAAGCACTGACAGTGATTTTTATCAACTTATTGCTCATAATGTACGTCAATATAATGGTGTAAGTGAACAAACTATAACTATTGATGGTATTTTTGATAAAAAGGGTAAACGTGTAGTAGATAAAAAGAC